AGGGGCAATTTCAAAGCTTACTCCTTTATTCTAAAACTCTATAGGTGTATGTGTACGAGAAAAGCTCGTTAGAATTAAAATTTGGGTACCCTTCAAAAAATGCTGTGTCGTCTGTCGGCTCGCCTCTGACTCTTATAGCCGTCCCGCTATCAGTCGCTTCTTTATGGCAAGCCGCTGTTCCAGATAACTCAGAATCATCAGTTAGTTCACTACTGATTGGCAAAGAAAGTTCTAATGAAGAAAAAACTCCAGAGGTTACTACGTCTATAGAAATTAGGCCGCTAACAGTTACTACATTACCGACGCGCATATACTGCGCATCTTGCACGGTAGTAGCACTTATATTTGTCAGAGAACTAGCAACAGGCGTATATGTCCCGCTTGCTACTTGTTCATTAGCTAGCCCCGGTTCACCGTCGAAAGTAGCAGTATTGAACCCGACGATGTACTGGTAGATGTAGTCGAACCAATTTAGGCCGCTAACGGCGAACTCTATGTCAAATGCCATATAGTAGTTAGTATCGAAGTCACTCTCAAGTACCGTATCTACATTTGTGACAATGACATAAAACGCGTTTTCTGCCGATGAATAAAAAAGACTTCCCGATTCATTCGTAGCACCCGAATAGTGCACCGATCCGTATTTGGCTAAGTTGTTTAGCTTAACAGTATCACCGACAAAATCAGGGAATTTAAAATAGATACCTCCTGTGTTAGCCGTTGTCCCAGTAGATTGTACTCTGCCCATTAATCTTACTGAGTCACCTTTTCTTGTGTAGGATGTCGCTTGAACAGTATACCCTTGCGTTATTGCGCTACCTCCGGCTAGGACTAAATCAACGTCAACATCTTGCTTAGTATTCCCATCAAGCGCCGCCTGATCCGGCAAGCCTGCTAGGTAATTATCCGGCGCAGCTTTGTCGGCCCATGTTGGTTTGCTTTCCAGTTCACACGTTCCACTTCCTGAATGAGATCCGGTTGTACCCGACCAATAAAAAACCATTGTTGCAGTATTGTCTGTACACTCAGCTCTTGTAGTATATATAGTTGAGCTATCAGTATTCATCAAAAATGGTTGACCCTTAGCGCCATACCCGTTTTTAAAAGTTACGCCTGTAATTGTTATAGTTGCTGATTGTGTTGTTGTGTGTGTAGCGTGATACCAAAAATCTAAAAAATATCGCCCATCTGAAGAACTTCTTACTTGAAAGGTCGCCGCGTCTGTATTCCAAGTTCCAGTATTACCGATCAATGTTACTTCTGTTTCATCATAACTCGGAAAACGCGGGTCTGGAGCTTTAACAATTTGGCCGGGTCCAACCACTACGTTAGAAAGAGCTAAAAATCCAGTGCCAGCCGTACGCCTTACTCTTAGCTCGTACCAATCTGAGTCAGTCGAGAGCCAAGTAAAAAACATCACGTCATTGCTTGCATTGATATCGGCTATGTCATCGTCGTATCCCATTATGTTTTCTTGTGTGTATGACCCGGCGCAGTCGGCTGTATCATTCGAATAGATTTCTGCAACGGCGTCGCCATCTGCGTAGCTAGAAACAAGCTTTGCAGCTTGAATTTTCAGAGCTTTATTTTTATCAGAATCGCCAATTTGAAAACAATATTTCGCATAATCTGTAGTGCCAGATACCAGAGTTATTTTGATTGCAGTATCTGTTAATGGTTCACGGGGTAACTCACTTGCTGTTGTCGTGCGTGTAACAGTAACACCCGCGCCTGAAGCGCTCCATCCTGTAAGATCAACAGCTGCATCTGGATTTAAAATGTAGTTTACTTCACCAGCACCGCTACCAGAACCAAGAGGAACTACAACCCCGTTACTGTCTTTTGTATAAACTACTTTGTCCTCTACAAACACTTTTAAATCGTCTGTTCCAGCGGGGGAGCTTGGCTCACTGCTCTGATCTTTTAACTCAAGAAAACCAGCGCCAGCTAAACCAGATAGTTTTGTCGATGCAAATTCGGTAGCATCAGTGGCACCAACGCCAAGGGCATCAGCCGCCGTTGCAGACGTTGTAGATCCGGTGCCGCCGTCTGATACTCTTAACACTCCAGTAACATCATCGGTAAGACTAATATCCCCATGGATGGCTACAAATACAAACGTATGAGGGCCACCACTTGACGGCGTCGTTACGTCTATCGTTGTTTTAGGTGCCACGCCGTTTGCAGCGATGCCCCAGCCGTTTCCTGTCGGGTTGTCCACGCGTACTAGGTTATCGCCGCTTCCAGTGTAGATGTAAACCCGTACTTCAGTGAAAGCCACGCCAAAATTATGTACGTATGAAGACACCGTGCTGTCTGCAACAGCAGTGTACTGTTGAAAACGAGAGTTGGCGTTATCACCTAGCTTGTTATAAAGCGTCTCCATTGTTGTATGAAGACCCGCGCCACCGTCATAGCCAAGGTCTGGATGCGCAAGATTAGACCGACTAATCGTTGTCGTTGTTGTATGCGCGGTTAAAAGGCCACACACCAGGGTTAGAAAAAGGACTTTAAACAATGTTCTCATTTCATTATCTCCCACTTCCGAGCGTGTGCTCTTCAAGTTTAAATTTCTTCTCTTCCTCAGTTAAGTCCCGAGACTCAACATCTCCATTACAGTGGACAGTAACCCGCTTATCACGAGTGATAAAACTGACTCCGCTTATATTGACCCGTGGCTGATGCTTGCCATTAAACCCAAGGATGTTTGAAACACGAACAAAAGCCTCTCCCTTGCACGTGACATAATCATGGCCGTCACATTCAAAGAAAGTTTTTAGCTCGTAGGTTCTAACATTCTCACCCTCTATCGAAGCTCGTACAAGCCCGGTTTTATCGACGTAACAAGCTTGATCGGAAGGATTCTTGCTAGCAAGATTCCAAAGCCCATACTTAGTTGGTTTGTCTGCAAAATCGAAGCGCCAACGTAGCCGGTAATAGTCTCTTTGTATTTGTGCCATTTTATTCCTCGTTTATACTGAAAGGATACTTGCTACACCAACAAGTTTGAGTAATGTACTTGATAACGCTCCAACTAAAGCCGCCGTAAAACTGTACTTGATCACCCAGTCCCACTGTATGATCCCGCCATCTGGAGCTGCTGACTCAAGGTAATACCTAAGTTTTACAAGAGCGTGGTCACCAAGAACACTGTCACCGTCTTTACCAATCTTGCCAGTCTCTGGAGACGTAGCATCAACTGGTGTGCCAGCAGATCCATGCGCGTTAGAATCGTAAATCATAGCGTCAACATGAAGATCAAAAGCACTGGCAAGGTCGATGCCGTCAGTGTTGTTGTCACCATAAATATTTACTTGAGCGCGGCTACCGTCGAAAGCACTCGCTCCAAGTGTCGCGCCTAAATCGGCGTCATGCTCGATGCGAAGGCCGCCACTAAGTCCAGTAGCATTATTCGCAGAGTTGTCCGACGCGTTTCCCTTGCTTTTCATAGTCGTGTAGTCACCAGCTGCCGTGTTTGCGCCACCATACGTCTGACTGTATTCAGAAATAAACGTACCCACGTCTGTGATTGGGTCAACTACCGCGTCATGCCTAATGTAGAGGCTTTGCCATCCTGTGTTCGCAGATTGATTAATGATTGGCACGTACTCACCGTTGTTAACAGCGCCAAGATCGACACCACTGCCACCACCTGCAAGCGCGTCTGTCACCGCCGCGCCCGATAATGTTTTAGAAAGAGTTAAGTTAACAGCCATTGTATACTCCTATTGATTTATGTTTCTTGCGTTATGGTTGCAGTGCTTCCACCAACAATACCAGAATATGTAGGAGCATATCCAGTATAGGGAACCATCTGAAGAGATAAAAGTTTACAGGGCACTTTCATGCCATCCGGGTCATATCCTATTTCTCTAATCATAGCAGGCACTTCAGAGAATATAGATGACCCGATTTTAACATCTACTAGAACAAAGTCGCCAATGTCTCGCAAAATGGCCCGTGAAGACAAGGTAGCTTCGATATACTCAGGGTATGCCGAGGCAAGTTTTAGAGTCTCAGAGAGCTGATTTATGACATCGCTTTTTACATATAGGTTTGGAAAGACGATAAGCTTGCTGATCTCTTTCCCAGCCTGCGTAATCGCGGCCTGATTTCTATAAATGTCCGTGCTAAAAAGGTTCTCATTTTTATTCGGGTCAAAATTGTAGTCACCTTTCGCACGATTCCACGTGTTTATATCGTCCGAGACTGGGGAGAATGAACTTTTTGACAAGTCCCAATTTTTTACTGAATAACTGATACTTGCAGGCGCGATAAAGTCATCAAAATGCATGGAGTTTAATTTAAACTTTTGGTCTCTACTGACAAATGCCTCAAGGCGAACTTGCTCAAGCATCTGAAGAACATACTTTACTGTTTCCTGTGGCTCTCCAACCCATACCCGCGCTTTTATACTCGCCGTCGCGCTCTCAGCTGGCGTTGCCTTGTCTCGGTACGTCGCCCAATTTGCATCAAAATCACCAGAGGATAGACCACCGTAGTCCATCAGTATTTCACGTGCTTGCCAGATGATATTATCATCATAGCTGCCAAGGTCTTTGCCCTTAACCCGTACAAAAAATGCGTCTCCATTTGTGTAAAGGTACGGATCACCGTCTTCAACCGTTGTTGTGCCACCGCCAGCACCCTGCGTAATTTCTACAAGATTTTTATCACCGTTTACTGCGATATCACCGCTGTCGAACACAAAGTACTGCTCGCCTCGTTTTACATACACATGTGAGCTATCAAAATAACTGTTAGCATTATCGGAGATGACAAGCTGAAGCGCAGTCGTTCCTGCAATTACACCTGCGTTCGCGCCGTTGACGGGAAACGCTGGTATTGACGCTCCGTTTGGATTCAAGTTTACTGTCCAATCACCAAGTATATACGGGGCTACAAGCCCTTCAAAATTTTCTTCAAGGTCTGGGAACGAAGTGGACGTAAGAGCTGTTGTTGGCATCGTTTTGTTTGCTTTGTCAAAATCATCACGAGACCTAAGCGTGATCTTTTGAACGTCGCGTTTAAAACCACCAATCTCTGTCACCACTCCCTTATAAATATCACTATATGTGCTGGCTACGTCTCTGAGCCCAAGACTTACAGTAACTGTCTTTCCTATCCAGCCGTCGTAATCGACGCCGCCAGGGACAAAGTTATTAAACCGGCCATCGACGTTACTGAGCACCAGGTCAAGGCTTGAGAATTCTATCTCTGGGCTTAACCAATCGCCGACAGTACGACTGATGATAGGGAACTGAGTTAAAGCTTCATAAAACGTTGAGTTGATGTACTTGTTTCTATCTGATGCGTATATGTATCCAGTAGGCGTATCGATAACCACAACCATGTGCAGCCCGTTATCAAGATTGTCCTGACATCGGTCAAGAAATGCTTGATCAAGCACATTTGCGGTTAGATATTCCCTTCTGTTTACACTAGACATTACTTACTTTCATCCCATTCAAGCGAAAATGATGTGTAGTCGGCGTCTTCTTCAAGAACGCGGTTAGAATACGATGGTAGCTGCACAAGTTTAGCAAACACGGCGTATCTCTCTGGATACAGCGGCGTCGGTATCACAAGACATTTAAGACTTGTACGCGCATACTTAACCATGTCATCAATCAATTTGAAATTGCCCTTAAGATAATTTAAATCTTCAAAGCTAAGTCTTAACCATTTTCTAAGAGCGCGATCGTTCATGATGTTGGTAAAACCTTCGGTCTCTACCTCGTCCTTATAATGTTTTAGCCCGTGCTCAATTGGATTTTGAAAACACTCTGAAGTTGTAAAAATATCGCTGACACCAAACAAGATTGTACCAATCTCTATGTATCCGTCTGTGTTTGTTGGATCTTGAATAGTAAAGCGCCAGTACCTGTTCTGACCAATAAGTGTTGGAAGCGTTTCGGCTATCCAGTACATATCATCAAGCTGCGTCTCCATAGTAAAAACTATATCAGACGGCGAAAAAGATGGATTCTTTGAACCCTGTACTTGCACAATAGCTGATTTTGTAAGGTTGTGACCAAGTATCGCGATTGTATCAACTGGGACGCCCTGACTAAGTCCTGTGTCACATGTAAGAGTTATGCTGCCAGCTGTTACCGAGCGCGTAACTTGCTCGATTATATCTGTGTTAAGATTATTTGGACTGAAATCACCAGCTGCTTCTGTTGGGCTCATGACCCAGTTAAGTCCAGCAAGCGCCTCGGTTCCACGGCTTGGAAATTCACAGAGTATTCGAAGCTGAGTATTATTATAGATTACCATGGCAGCCTGCATACCTGTTTTAACAACACGTATCTGCGTTGCCTGCATGCCAAGGGTTTCTTCTTTTGTGATTACCTGTGAGGTCTGCATACCTGTGATAAGTGATTTGTCCACTATGTGCATCTCAGCTTGCATGCCAGACTCAGCTGTTTCAAGTACAAGCTGGCGAGCCTGCATACCGAGAAACGCACGCATGCAGTAACTCAGATATGACTCTTCAAGATAAGGCGTTTCAAGGTACCCTTCATCACAAAGCCAATGTCTTAGAGGGTACTGCTTGGCCTGCATACCACCAACGGTTGGGATATCGCCTATATTCATGTCAACTTGAAAACCAAAAATACCACTGGTATCTGTGATCATGTTTGCTTGCATGCCAGCTGCATTAAGCATATCAACAACAGTCATAGCTGCCTGCATGCCAGATGCATGGCTATCAATAATAGCTTGGTCAGCCTGCATGCCCGTTGTGGCTTGTTTTCTAATTACCTGATTTACCTGCATGCCGCTAGGCGGGTCGTTTATACCCGAGAGGTATTCATCTTCTAAATATTCTCGATCAAGATACCCTTCAGCCATTACCTAACTCCTTTTGCACTAAGAACATACGAACCGTCTTGCGACATTCGCTTTATGCCCTTGACTATTTCTGGGAGTATCTCACTTCTAACAGACGCGGGGGATAGATCCGTGCGTGCATTGATCTCTATTTTCTGAATAGTGATACCGCCGCCGGTTCCTGCCCTTTGACTCATTCCATTATTCATATCGTTAAGCGTGTTTACTCCGATCGAGTCAACAGCCGATCGCTTCATAACAAACTCACCTGGCTCGGCAAGGCCATAATCAGCCACGTACCCACCAGTGGCAAATTTATTGGCTTCTATCATTCTCCAAATACCTTTCATAGTGTTGCCATACACCTGTCTCCAAAGGTACTCAGGATTAAGAAATTTAATAAACATGTTGGCGTCATTTATAAGCGTTTTCCACCCTGCTTTTGCTTCAGATTTAAGTCCTTCCCAAGCAGCTGACATAGAACTTGTAAAATTATCTATGCTAATATTGCCAATGTCTCCAAGGTCTGGAAGACCAAAGCCACCATCACCGCCACCGGTTACAAAATCAATAACATCGCCGCCAATACTAAAAGATGGTATTTTTCCATCAAGAACCTGACCAATCATATTGGCTATTCTTGGATTCTCCATATCACTCCGTGGTATGATTGCCTCACCTGGAGACACTAGGGCTAAAACACGATCATTCAAATTACTATCGCCACGGGTTACTGCCGAGCCTGGCACGATGCCGCCTTGAGCAAAGCTTATAAAAGGTACATCAATGCCAAGGGCGTTTTCAACAGTACTTGTACCCCAAGCGCCGGAGTCATCAAACATTTTTAGGAAAAAGTTCTTTGGGTTTAAACTATCAAATATCCGCGTTATAAATGAACCAAGCTGCTTGAAGTTATTCCAAAACCCTTCCCAGATGTTTCTGCCAATATCTTGAAAAAAGTTAAGAGCAGACGAGAACCCCTTTTTAACACCTTCCCATATGTCTTTACCAAGGTTTTCAAGAAACGCCGATGCTTGTGAAGCTATGTTCTTTAGACCTTCCCAAATAGTAGAGCCAATCTCTTTTATGAAGTTCCAAGCTTGCTGAACGGCAGCTTTGAGCCCTTCCCATATGGTTTTGCCCATTTCTTTTATAAATTCCCAAGCGTCGATTATAGCTTGCTTTAGCCCTTCCCAGATTGCTTTACCAACGCTTGAAAGCCATTTTACAAACTTCTTCCAAAGGTTTTGAAGCCACGCAAGTACGTCCCACATCGCCGATTTAATCGCGTCGTGGATACGATCGGACATTGTAAGCCCACGCATCTCGGCGGTAAGATCAATGACTTCAAAAAGTTTAGATGCGCTCCGAGCTATGCTATCTCCAATTTGCTCGATGTTTTCTTGAACATTACCCATGTCAATGTTGAAGATATCGCCCATACCAAAGAGATTTGCGATCATGTTCACAAGCTCTTTTCCTGCGAAAATGATTCCATCAACGAGCCCCATGGCTATCTCGGGCATGGCGCGAATGAGGGCAGTTATCAGCTTTGGCGCTGCCTTAATGAAAGCAGTGGCAAAAATGACAACAAATTTAGCGCCCCGTGTAAAGAACATTACAAGCGCTTGACCAAACTTAAAGGCTATTTCTGGTAGCCGTTCTATCAACCCTAATAATGCCTCTGGTATTTTCTCCATCAACTTTTCAAACGCTTTTGGCAGCCCTTCGATGAAAAAATCAAGGACTGTCATCATAATATCGCCAATAGAGTCTATTAAATTTGGTATAAACTCAGATACAAAATCGGTTATTCCCTTAGCTAGGTTCTTTAGAGCGTCTGATATACGGGCAGGAAGATCTGTTAGTGACGTGAAAAGACCAGTAATGCCGTCTATTAGATTGGGAATAAGGTCGATGAGAGATTGAAGCGCCTGGACTATCATGTTGAGAGCTGCAACGACGCCAAGTACTCCAGATGTGGCACTTGCCATTCCACTTGCAAAATCAGCCGCTGTACCGCCAAGAGCCGATTCAATGGTCTGTATTTGGCTCTGATCAAATAAAATAGCACCTTTACCAGCTTGTTCTTGCGCGTCCTTTATTTCTTGTTCCTGCGCAGCTGCGATTCTGGCCGCTCCTTCTTTCTCTATAGCAGAACGCATATCGTCAATTATTTTTAATTCTTCTTTTTTTAGCTTAAATACTTTTCTAAGCGCTTTAGCCTCTTTATCAAACGCGTCAAGTTTTAACTTAAGTTCAAGCTCAGCTGCCTTAACAAGCTCTTTGCTACTCTTTAACTCGGACACTTTAAGATCTTGAGTCTTTGCGATCATATCGAGGATTGCATCGGCGCGAATCTTTTTCATTTGCTCGTGAGCAATAGCAAGTTCTTTAGTCGCCTTTACGGCGTCTGCCCAAGCCTTTTTAATCTCGTCACCAGAGGCTTTACCTTCTTCTTTAAGGTTTCTGTACTTTGACATAGCATTGCCAGCAGCCACTGATAAAACGTCTACCTCTGAAGCCGCTTTTTCATAAGCAGTGCCCCAAACGCTTATAGATATGACTTGCTTGTCAATCTCTGCTGAAAGACGCGCATTTTGAGACCTGAATGTATCTAAAAGTTTACGCGCCTTTTCATACTCTTCACCTGCTTTCTCAGCGGCTATAGCCGATGTGTCAAACGCCGAGCCTATTTCTGCAATACTGTCACCGACAGAACCACCGAGAACTTTTATTCTTCGGTCTATTTCTGCCATCTGCATTTTAAGAGCCTCGGTTTCTTCCCCAGCGTCTGAAAATGCTAGTTTTAACCTTACAATTGCTTTTGACACAAAAAGGATAGTAGACATGTGGCCAGCAATCATAAACTTTGTAAGGCTTACGAGCACCTTCATAACGCCTTGCACAATCTCTTTTGTTGCTTCCCACGCGGTATCAAATATAGACATCGATGATGCTGTGGTCTCAAAAAGCTCACCTACACTTTTAAAGGCATCGTCAATAAAATCAATCTCTTTCCTCATGTCTTGAAAAGCTTCAACAACGAGATAGACGGCCGCCGCTATCGCACCTGCAATAAGTACAATCGGCTTTGTCAAAAACGCTTTGCTCATTTTAAGCACGGCTTTACCAACAGATAAAAGAACAGCACCAAGTGATTTAAACGAGCTTAGTACAGCTCCTTTTGTTATTGCAGCTAAATTCACCATTGCTGCTGACAAAGACGTTACCTGTACTGTT